CTTGAACATGAAGTTTCAAACTGCATTTACGGCAACAAGTTTATACCGTCAGAACTGATTGTAGATTTTTGTTCTGAACTTGATGCTGATTACTTTGAGTGGCTTTATGATTGTGGTAAACGAATACATCCTCGTGTTTATTTATGGGCAGAAGGATTTTATCGTGCATGTAATCAGCTTGGTATATAATGTGCAGAGGTAAGTAACGATGACAAACTTTGAAAAAATCAAACAGATGTCAATTGACGAAATGGCTCGGAGTTGTATGAGTTTTTTTGCCTGTCCATATGGAACTCCATATTTCGGTTGTCCTATGGAAAAGCGATTCAATGGCAGCTGTATTGACTGCACAAAACATTGGCTTAAAAGCGAGGTAGAAGAAAATGAAAGATATTAAAAACATTACCGTTAATTACGATAACAATGAAAGCAAGATAATCACAAAGGGACTTGTTATTGATTTTGGTAAACTTGATAACGATGAGGGCGATGTTTGCTTTAATATGTGTAACATCAAAGGCAAGGATTTGCATTTGATTGTAACCGCTGTTGTTGCGTTGGCGCAGGAACTTGGTATGCTTGACGAGGAGGAGCGTGATATAGATTGACAGCGAGAGAAATTAAGGATATCAACCGAGAGATTTCACGGCTCAGGGCGAAAATGGCACGGATTCAGGCTGAGGCGGACAACACGGCGGTGACGCTGGGTGAACGAATTGTCCCGTCAGGTCAGACATCCGACAGAGTGGGCAATGCGGTGGTGCAGATTGCTGATATTCAGCGTGATATTCAGAACCTTGAAATCCGCAGGAACTCGGCTCTGAACAGCCTCTCACGGGATGATTTTGTGGAAAACTGCCTGTTTATGCATCTCGGCTTAAAATACAGCTGGGCGAAGATTGCAGTCGATACAGGCGGAATCAATACCCCCGACAACATAAGAATTATGTGCAACCGCCACCATTGGTAAAAGTTGTTCGGTTTTTCGGTTTCAGGGTGATATAATGTAAACTGAAGAAAGCAACAAAACGACATAGGCATTTATGTCCCCCTAAAAAAATTCGCACAGACCGCTCTCGTTTGAGGGCGGTTTTGTGTTAGTGTGAAAGGCGGTGATACCGTGAAAGACAAATTAAATGCAAGACAGAGGAAGTTTGCGGAATATTATGCGCAGAGCGGTAACACCGTTCAGAGTGCGATACAGGCAGGATATTCCGAAAATTACGCAAACGCAAGAGCGTATGAATTGTTGGAGAAAGTTGGAGTTTCAAAATACATCAAGGAGCTTTCCGATAAGCTCAAGGACGAGCGCATTATGAGTGCAAAGGACAGACAGGTTGCTTTGTCCGACATTGCAAGGAATGACGGGCAGGACACCTCCGACAGAATCAGGGCGATTGACACGCTCAACAAGATGACGGGCGAATACACCGTTAAGGTTGACGCAAAGGTTGAGCAGTCCGAAAAGCTATCCGATGTGTTCAGACAGTTGGGTGGTGAGGGACTGAGTGAGTAACAAATTCCCGCTGTCACAAAAGTATATCGACTTTATCAACACAACAAATGTGTCGGCTGAATTTCTTGAAGGAACTACAGCGTCCGGCAAAACTACCGTCGGAGCAGGCGTTAAGTTTATGCGAATGGTGTCGCAATCGTCGAAGAAGCTTCACGCAATTGCCGCCAAGACAACGGGTAAAGCCGAAGAAACGATTATTCAGCAGGATAACGGTATTCTTGACTTGCACCGCAACGCTGTCTATTGTGGTAATGGCGACAAGGATTACAAGCTGCCGCATATCAAGTTTGAGGGCAAAATCATCTATATTCTCGGTTACAGCAGTCGGGATAAATGGGAAATGGTTCTCGGTGCGCAGTTTGGGTGCGTTTATATTGACGAAATCAACACCGCTGATATCGAGTTTATCCGAGAGATGTCAACCCGTAATGACTATATGCTTGCCACTTTGAATCCCGATGATCCGAGCCTGCCTGTGTATAAGGAGTTTGTCAACCGCTCCCGACCTTTTAAAAAATATGAAAACGATGTTCCTCCCGAGATTATGGCGGAGCTTACCGAAGAACCTGTACCACCGAATTGGCGGTATTGGTTCTTTTCTTTTGCCGACAATTTAAGCCTTACACCCGAACAGATTGAAAAGAAAAAGAACTCTGCACCGAAAGGTACAAAGCTCTATAAAAATAAAATCTTAGGTTTGCGTGCCAGAGCAACAGGGCTTGTATTCCCGAATTTTGAGAGGGCAAGACACATCAAATCAAAAGAGTGGGCAGGAAAGTTTTTGAACTGTAACCGCAAGTCGGAACACTTTGTTCAGTTCACGGCAGGACTTGACACCGCCTATTCGCAGAAGTCGCCTGACACTATCGCAATGACATTTTACGGCATTACCAATCACGGCAAGTGTGTTCAGCTTGATGAAAGGGTTTATAACAACGCTGAAATGCAAACGCCCATTGCTCCGAGTGACACGGTGAAGAATTTTATTGATTTTCTTGACCGCAACCGTGATGAATGGGGCTTTGCACGCACGGCTTTTATTGACAGCGCCGACCAAGCGACTATTACCGAATTTCAAAAGTATAAGCGACAGCACGGCTGTGTCTATGACTTTGCAAATGCGTGGAAGAAAACGAAGATTATCGACCGAATCAATCTTGTACTCGGCTGGCTTGCCACCGACTGTTATTTTGTGCTTGACCATTGCAAAAACACGATTGCCGAGTTTGAAATTTACAGCAGGCGGGAGGATAAAGACAACACACCCGAGGACGGTCACGACCATTGCATTAACAGCGGTCAATATGCGTGGCTGCCGTTTAAAAATATTATTGGAAGTGAAATAAATGGGGCTGATTAACAGAATGGCTGAATCTATCAGATCGGGAATTAAAAACTTTTTGCAGATTACTCCTGCAAGCGACAAAACAATTACCGTCACCGAAACAAGCAATCATCTGACCGAGTGCTTTATCAATCGCATTTGGTATTGGGGCAACAGCAGACAGCTTGCGGAGCTGTACAGGCAGATTGATACAAACAAAACTATGTTTTGGGCGGCAAAAAGCACAAAGGGGCTTGAAATCCGTAAAATACACACGGGTTTGCCGGCACTCATCTGCGAAACGCTTGTGAATATCGTAATTGCCGACTACAACGGCACAGATGTTACAAGTAAAAATTCAACCGCTTATGCAGAGCGTTGGGAAGACATTGAAAAGCAGAACAAATTGTCCGACACGGTTAAGCAAATGCTCCGTGACTTATGTGTTGTCGGTGACGGTGCTTTTAAGGTCAGCTTTGACACGGCTGTATCAGATGTTCCGATTGTTGAATGGTATCCTGCCGAAAACATCGACTTTACATATGTGCGTGGCAGAATCCGAGAGGTTAAGTTTTACACCGATTACACGCAAAAACACCGCCGTTACCGTTTTGAAGAAACATACGGTTACGGCTATATTCACTATGCTTTGTACGATGACAACGGCAAAGAGATTGACCTGCACACGGTTGACGCTCTTTCGTGGATTGATTCAAAGGGCGTTACATTTGACGAATCATATATGTGGGCTGTACCTGTCCTTTACGGCAAATCGTGCCACAAGGGCAGAGGTGCGGGCATTATCGGCATAAAAACAGACGCTTTCGACAGCCTTGATGAAGTGTGGTCACAGTGGATGGACGCACTCAGAGCCTGCCGAACAAAGCAGTATGTGCCTGATTGCCTTGTTCCGAGAAATCCCGAAACCTGTCAGCCGATGTCGCCAAATCCGTTTGACAACCGATTTATCACCGTGGGCAACGATATGTCTGAAAACGGCAACGGCAACAGGATTTACACCGAAAGTCCGCAGATTCAGCACGAAAGCTATTTGAGTTCATACATTACTGCCCTCGACCTCTGCTTACAGGGCATTATATCGCCGTCAACTCTCGGCATTGATACGAAGAAGCTTGATAATGCAGATGCTCAGCGTGAAAAGGAAAAGACCACCCTTTACACAAGGCAGAACCTTGTGAAAATTACGCAGAACGCACTTCAAAGCCTTGTTGCAGTTGTACTCAATGCAGACGGTGAACTTAACGGCAAGGGTATTGTTGAGGGCTTGGAAGTATCCGTAAACTTCGGCGAATATGCAAATCCGAGCTTTGAAAGTCAGGTTGAAACTGTGTCAAAAGCAAGACAGGGCGGTTTGATGTCAGTTGAAACCTCGGTTGACGAGCTTTACGGCGACAGCAAGTCGGAGGATTGGAAAGCCGAAGAGGTGCAGAGAATTAAGGAAGAACAGGGCATTGCAGGCGAAGAAGAAAAATCGGAGCTTGACGATGTGGACCTTACCGACACAGAAGAACCTGACAATAACGCAGATGATGAAGAAAATGCGGAAAATAATGCAGAAAAAACCGAAAGCAATCCCGAACAGAATGATACACAGGTAAACAATGAGTGATTACAATATCAGAGAAGCCTTTGAAAAAATCGAAGATGAACTGATTAACAGCATGATGAGAAATTTCAGCCGTCACAGAGCCGAAGAAACCAAAGAGGGTTACAACTGGACACAATGGCAGGCTGAACAGCTCAAAAGTCTTGAAGAGTACCGCAAGCACAACGCAAAGAAATTCGGCAAGCGTTTCAAAACCATTAACAGTAAGGTTGAAGAGATGATTCGCACCGCCAAAGCTGACGGAAATGCAAGTCAGGAGGCAGAAATTCTTGAAGCTGTCAAGGACGGTTTCAAAGCCCCGAAAAAGCCGTCAGCACACAGCACAGCCGAGTTTTTTAAGGTGAATGACCGTAAACTTGACGCACTCATAAAATCGACCACAGACGATTTAAAGAGGGCAGAAACGGCAGTTTTGCGTATGAGCAACGACAAGTACCGCAAGGCGATTTTTAACGCACAGGTTGCAATGAACACGGGTGCGGTTACATACGAAAAAGCCGTTGATATCGCCTGCAAAGATATGCTCAACGCAGGTCTTAATTGTGTGGAATACAAAAACGGTGCAAGGCATACGCTCTCGGATTATGCGGATATGGCGGTTAAAACAGCCAACAAAAGAGCCTATCTGCGTGGTGAGGGCGAAAAGCGAGCCGAATGGGGAGTATCCCTCGTTGTTGTGAACTCAAGACAGGGCGGTTGCCCCGATTGTGCAAAATATATCGGCAAGGTGTTTATTGACGATGTTTATTCAAACGGCAAAAAGTCAGACGGAAACTATCCGCTTCTCTCAACCGCAATCAAGAACGGTTTGTTTCATCCGAGATGTAAGGACAGCACAAGTACATATTATCCCGAACTTGATGATTTGGACGCACCGTTGTCTAAAGATGATATCAAAGAGCTTGACCGTCAGCGAGGAATTGAGGAAAAACAGCAGTATGCA